GATATGAAAGAACGTGGCATTCGCCCGCGTATGGCTCATATAGAAGCCGTTAGCCCAAGAAGTGCTGAAAAGGGGTTTGCATCTGGCCAGTTCATATTGATTGAACATTTAGGGTGGACGCGACCGGTAAAACTGACATATAAAGATGGCTCGGAAAAGAAGGTGTATTTCACCATTCCCGAAAAGATCGAATGCTGGGTAGAAGATGTAAACGTGGAAAACATTCCACTAATTGAAAGCAGTATCTAATATGCGTTTATGGGTAGAAAAATACGCTCCCAATACAATAGATGAATACATTTTCAAAGATGATGAAACCCGCTCCATGGTTCAGTCGTGGATTGATAGGGGTTATACTGACAATTTATTGTTAGTAGGACCACCGGGTACGGGTAAGACATCGCTTTCGCGTGTTTTAATTAACGAGCTTGATATCGACGATTCGGATGTGATCAAAATCAATGCCTCCCGTGAAGGCAATATTGAAACTATGCGAACCGTTATCCAAAGCTTTATCCAGTCGGGTGGATGGGGCTCTAAATTCCGATATGTCATTATGGATGAAGCGGACGGTATAACGGCTGCTGCACAAGATTCACTTCGCTCTGACATAAGTGATAACGAACAACACGTTCGTTGGATTTTCACTGCCAACGCCAAACATAAAATTGCTCCTGCACTACTTGATAGGTGCATGGTGATTGAAGTTGATAAGCCTAGTAGAGATCAATTGTTGGAAAAACTTGTTCATATCATTGAACAAGAAAATGTAAAATTTAGTGAGGATGATGATCCTGTTGAAATAATTGAAGAAATTTTAAACCTTCATTATCCGTCAGTACGAAAATGTATTAGGACATTGGATGCTAGTGTGCAGAATGGAATACTGCATCGGGTAAAGTCTCAAGTAGCCATCGATGAAGATTGGAAATTTGAAATCTACAATGCATTTAAAGCGGGCAATCCAACAAATGGTAGAAACTTAATAGCAGAACATCTTACCAAAGAAGAAATAGATGATTATTTATTATGGTTGAGTGAGAATTTGGACTTGACCCCAAACCCGTGTGTCGCTATAGTTCGAATACATGAAGGGTTGGTGTCTAATAGAATGTCTGCTTCTCCGGAAATTACATTAGCGGCAACACTGGTCCGAATTACACAGGAGATTTGACGGTGAGTGATGTAATTTGGCAAGGTGTTATACGTAAAACCAAACTCGGCGAATTGACGAAATCCATCAAAAACGACAATGTTGCTGTGGGTGTTCTAAAACATATAAGTTGGTTGGATGATAAAGTTCGCGCCGCTGGTCCGAAAGTTGTGATTGGACAATTCGATGATGCGTCCGATCTAAAAGAATTAAACGAACAGCGCAACTTGGATGAATTGATCGAAGTAACGGCGGAATCCATTGTAATGGATGTTGAGATGGCAGAGCGATTGGAAAAAGCTTTGTCAGCGGCAATTTCTGCTGCCCGTTCATATCAATATGGCGATGATGATGTCGAATATCATTTGGCCAAATTTATGAACCTTTCAGAAAACCGTGGCGCAACCTTCCAACGTATTTCGGACAACCATTTGCGTGTGTTGAAAACGATCCCCGATATCAGGGTATCCGTTGGCAAACTTACTATTGTTGGTGAAGACAAAATTCCCATAGAAGTTCCTGTAAACACGACGTGGTTCGCCCCAAACGGCGAACTGTGTGATGTGTTTTTATATTCAAAACCGCCTGCTGGAACTATTAAAACATCATCGCGAAAGGATACCTGTATAGGCTGTGGAGAGCCCAAAGACGATTGCTACTGTGATCCTTGCATGGCGTGCGGTGAACCCGATCACTTGTGTGATTGTGAGGAATGTCCGTCCTGTAGCAGACCGGAAGACTCTTGTATTTGTGAAGAATGTGAGGAATGTCACAGTCAACCACTCGACTGTACTTGTTATTAATCATGGATTTCGAAACAATAAAATCTCAACATATGAATATTGGTCTTATTCCGGCCAATGGTTTGCCCACATATTCTGAAAGGTGGATTAGAAGTCGTAGACAGATTCAAAGGAATTTTGAAATTGAAATATTGAATATGCTGATTGATCTAAATCCACAGGCGCAGCATTTCATGATCGAATCCCCATGTCTTGTCACTCGTGATATGGTTAATGAGAATTACACCAATCAAGATATGTTTGTCCAATATTCGAATGAAAACGAACAACTGGTGCTTCGTCCCGAGACCACACCAGCATCATATGCATATGCAAAAAAACTTCTTGGCACAAACAGACAATCGAACGTTAAGCCGCCTTTGGTAGTATATCAAACCAATAAATCGTTTCGTCGCGAAACGGATCACGTCGTTAAAAATATGAGGCTGAAAGAATTTTATCAATTGGAGTTCCAATTCATCTATTCAGCAGACACGAAAAACGATTACCATGCTCGTGTCCTCGAAAACATTTTAAATGTGTTTAACCGAGCAATCCCCGCCATTGATTGCCATACGATACCGTCTGACCGTCTTCCTTCATATTCAGAAAAAACCACAGATGTTGAAACGCATATACAGTCCCAAGAATTCAAAGTGCCGGATTCCCTCGAACTGTGTTCAATATCTACTAGAACAGACTTCAATCATCCGTATTCTTTTCATTACACTAATAAAAAAGGTGAAAAAATAGAAAAACCTATAGATTTCAAAGTGTTAGAAATTGCAATCGGTTTAGATAGGTGCGTGTTCGCACATTTGATGAGTATTCCCTAGATGAGAATGGAATGACTCAATCTAAAAATTCACCAACATATGCGTATTCTTGGGATTGTATCAATCGTTCATATGATTGTGACGATTATTTTGAAGTAATGGATTTGGAAGAAGCCTTCGAACGTTCTAAAAAATATGCGGAAACGTATGGAATCGGCTTTTCTATAAAACGCGGCGTTGCTAAATTTGTATCCCATGAAGAAGCAATGGATCGGGCAGTGAGTCCGACTCTGTCTGATTTCATCGAAGACACAATCATCGATGCGTTATATGAAGAGTTCGGGGAATGTGTGGAAAACTACCCCAATTTGGAGGGGTTTGAACCATTCCTAAAAGAAGCACTTGTGGTATTTTTGAAACAACAGGGAGAATGTCCTTGTTTTTATGTTGAGGAAATAGAAGATTGGTCTTTTGAACAAGTATCACCATTAGAATTAATACATAAAGGTAGAAAGGAACAACCAGATGTCTAACCCCTATGAAAATATGACTTTACAACAGTCTTTACTACATTTGAGTAGCCGATATCTACGGAAACCGGAATGTAAGGAACTTTGCGAGAATGCGGCTGCCAAGATCACTGATTTGGAAACGCGACTGGAAGAAGCGCATCGTCGTATGAACGATTCGCGGTAACCTTTCATTTGGTCCTCTATATTCTGGCATCAGATTTGATGGCGCGTTAAATATCCATGTGAGCAAAAAGATTGTACCAATCTTCCCAAGGGAAGGACAATCCACCAGCAAGAACGCCGCTGGTAAGGCTCATTTGAATATTTCCGCAAATCCAGATAAGAGGACCCCAAACGTGGCAAAACGTAAACCTTCGTATGCCCGCAATGCGAGCAACGGATATCCAACCTTAATTCCTAGAAACAGAAATCAAAAAAAATTCATGGATAGTATTACACGCAATACTATCACTTTCGGATTTGGCTCTGCCGGATCAGGAAAAACCTTCATTGCGGCATCCATGGCGGCAGAAGCGCTTCAAAACGGCTTGTGTAGAAAAATTGTTGTATGTAGGCCAATTGTAGAAGCGGGAGGAGAACGATTGGGGTTCTTGCCCGGAACTTTAGAAGAAAAGTGTAGCCCCTATTTGCAACCGATCTTTGATGTGTTCGATCAGTTTTGGTATAAGAACCATCACAACACTTTACAAAGTCTTCTTCAAAAAGAAACAATCCAAATTGCACCACTTGCTTATATGCGTGGCAGGAATTTGAGTGATTGTTGGGTACTGTGTGATGAAGCTCAAAACATGAATTCCGATATGATGAAGATGTTGTTATCTAGAACTTCTGAAAATACTAAGGTTATTATCACGGGTGACCCGGATCAACGGGACAATAAAAACGCGGACGGATTTGAAACAGCGATGCATTCGTTGAACGACTGTCCGGATGTTGGTTTCGTCCAGTTTGGAATACGTGATGTAGAACGTAGTAAAGTAGTTCAGGACATTCTCCAACGCTGGCCATAATAATTGTGGGCGGGTTCTCATCTGCCCACAATTACACTAAATATTCGTATGTCAGAATACGATTTGATAATTGAAGCACTGGTAAATGGTGCTCCCGAAAAAGAAGTCACCGATGTTCTCACCGAGGGCAAGTTCGATGACAATCTCCGTGATACCCAAAATTTATATGTTCTTTTGTTTGAGCAGTACGTTGATGAATGCTCTTGCTACGCGTTTAAAGGGTGGGAAAATCTAAAAATTCGTGGTCGCCCCGTTATTGAAAAATATTGGGTGGAGATCGAATTGGTGGCACCTCAGGAATTTGATTATGAAGGTGGCGTTTCACGCTTACTCGGAAAAAACAAAGAAAATCGATCCAAGATCACAAAAACTTCCGATGGGACACCTATTCTAAAGGTTAGAATATTGAGAAGCTTGTTGGACCAATTGGAAGAAGAGAATCAAAGGATCGCACGTCGCGAAGCAGAAGATCAAGGATATGCTCCAAAATCGGATGATGAGCCGGAAAACAACGAACAAGAAGACCCCTTCATGAATAACTTCGATAATGAGTTCGGAAACGAACCGGGTGGAGGTCCTTTCTAATGAGCAAATTCATCGAACCGGAAAAGTACTATATCAAATCTCTTCGTGACGATTCCCCTGCCTTTGAAAAAAGTTTTGACAAAATAGAAGAAGCCGTGGAATTCCGAAATGGTTTACTGTTAAATGAATATTTTGACATTGCATACAATGGCGACGATCCATTCATCAATAGAATATTGTCAGAAGGATTAATGAACGGCGATTTGGTGGATTTATTAAAGCCAGTGGTTTCTTTTGACGAGTATGTAGCCAAAAATGATAGCGACAACATCGTATTAGCCTTCTTCATATTAAATGAACCACTTGCTGTCGAACCATTAGCACGTTTTTGCGAAACCGCGTTTGGGGTAGAAGAAGTCGATACATCGGATTCTGATGCAATTTCAAACGCAAGCGTTGTTTATGTGGAGTTCAAAAGAACCCCCGATTCCAAACAGCCTTTGTTAGACCTTATGCGGGATGTGGCAATTGTAGCTGAAATAGAAATGACCGATTGGATGTTGGTTTTCCCACAAAATGACGGTAAGTATCCGTACGATGAGAAATTGATCGATCTTTATTTTGAAAAACTAGTGTAATGGCTTTTTTAGCAACCATCATGTCTTTCTTCACTGGCACCAAACTCTTTAGAAACAAGTGGTTTTGGATTGGGATGGTGGTTGCCGCCTCTTTATTTGTACTTTGGAGAGTAGTTGACAATTACAAAGATGAGATATGGGATCAAATTCAAACACAAATCAGCGCAAATCGTTATAAAAACCAAGTAGAACTGTTGCAAAACGAATTACATGAATTGCAACAACTAAACCAATCACAATCCGAATTGGTTGCCGACATCCGTGAAACTGCTGCAAATGATTGGTTGCAATATCAACGAGATTTGGAGCGGATACGATCTTCCGATTTAGAAGGTGGAACTATCGGTCCTTATTTCTCACAAACCATGTTGGACATTACGCGAGAAGATGGTATATCATTTGAAGAGGCTGTAAGAAATTCAATAGGTTTGGCGGAAGAAGATGATGAAACTGAAAACGATCAGTAAATTGATACTTGTGTCCGTGCTTGGATTTTCTGTATCAGGGTGTTGGCTTTCTTTCGGCAGAGAAGACCCAACAATAATATATCGAACACAGTACCAAGCTCTAAATCTTCCATCCGAAGTTACCGAGGATTGTCCAGAATGGGTTAATCCTCCTCGAAGTCTTCTTCCTATTGGTCCAGAGGAAGAACGAATAATGGACGAACGGGATCAAGTTGAAGCCGCCGATTGGGCGAGAATGATCGCAGTACGCTATCAAATTTGCGAACGGAAGCCCGGACAAGTGCGCGAAGCCCAACAACTAATAAACGATTCCGTTGAACGGCTAAACGAAGCTGCAAGAAATGCGGACGAGGCCGATAAAGATGGTCGATAATGTCCTATTATGATTTCGATAGTAATCGAACAACAAGGACATCAATATGCGGCATCATCCAGTAAAATACGAATCCGGCAAATATGGTGAACAGGCGTTCGACCTTTTCTCATGGTTGGCCCTATATCGTAAAAAGATTTTCATTAATGATATTATTGATGATGATTTGGCAAATATCCTTATTGGTCAAATGTACGCATTGTCTTCCGAGGCTACCCATGAAATAGAGTTTATTATCAACAGTCCCGGTGGTAGTGTTTATGCTATGAATTGCATTTTGGATGCAATGGACATGATGAAAGAAAAATTCACGGTCAAAACAAAAGTAGCAGGAACGGCTTTTTCGGCTGCTGCAATTATCCTAACCAATGGGACGTTGGGGCATAGAAGCGCCACCCCGCGTTCCCGCATCATGTTTCACGACATTTCGTCGGGTGGAACAGGCAAGTTTACCGATCTTGAAGCGAGTTTGGAAGAAACCCGGCATTTGAGAGATAGTATATCCGACACAATCAAATACAACACGTTGATTACGGATGAAAATGTCAAGGAATTCATGAGCACTGATAGATATATTGGTGCAGAAGAAGCAATGGAATTGAGTATCATTGATAAAATTTCCAACACCATTGATCAGTATTAGGAAGCACCATGTCCGACGAAAATAAAAATGCAAATGACGAGTTTTGGGATACGGTTGGTGAAGAAACTGATCCAGTAAAACATTTCATCAAACGACTGTCCGAATGTGGTGCAGACGTTGAAATCATAGATAATAGAGTAAAAGTTCGCAACGCTTGCGAGAAACTTCATTATCATGAAGCGGGAAAGTATAAAGAACTCTTTTGTGATGAATGTGGTATATCAATATCAGTAGACAATCTCGTTAACTTGGATGACGATATCAATGATACTGAAAGTACAGATGAAAACGATCCCGCTCCTCAAACCAAAGAATTAAGCGATTTAGACGAATTCATGCAGGCCGTAGAAACTGGTGTGGGCGACTATGATTACGATTCATCGATGGTCGATCCTTCTCAAGAAAGCGTGGGTTCAGAAGAAGCTAGTTTCGACTACGATGAAGCAGAACCGACATCAGATGACGATTTTATATAAATGTCCGAGTTGAACCAATACTTCCCCTACGATACAGTTCGAAAACAACAACAAGAAATTCTTGATTTTATTGAAGAAAATTCGGACAAACGTGTTTTATTGATCAATGCGCCCACTGGTGTTGGTAAATCCGGTGTTGCAATGGCTTTGGCTAGATCGTGCCCAAAAGCGTGGATTTTAACAGAAACCAAAGCACTACAAGATCAATACCAAGAAGAATTTTCTGATTTGGTTTCAATCAAAGGTAAAAATTCCTACAAATGCAAAATCAAGGTTTCTGAAACCGTAGACAATGGTCCATGTGTTGCTCATGCACCAACCTTAGAATATTGTAAAGCCTTGAGCAAATGCGATTATTATAATGTAAGAGACAAGGCAATGTGGTCACCCAACGTGGTCACTAATTACAATTTCGTATTGTCACTAGCTGAAATTGGTGCCAAAAGTTTGGTACATCGTGACGTTGTAATATGCGACGAGGGACACTGTATTGAAGACAAAATTGTCGAACAGTCGTCATTCAAGATCGATCCGAAACTATTCATCCATCGTTATGACATCAATATTTCAAAAGATTTCCAACTCAAAGAAGATGATGATGTTTACCTTATTGTGGATAAAATTGCTAGTCGTATCTTAGACAAGATAGACGAAATAACAAAAAAGCTGCATGCTATAAAGCCGGTGTTGAACGATGAGGGTATATCGGTTGAAGTAACGATGGAAGAAAAAATTCTCCGTCAGCGCCAAAAAGCACTTAACAACCATCTTGATCGCATTCAACTGTTTGCGGAAACTCCCAAATCGTGTTGGATCACCGATATCAATGAAAAGGAAAACATCCTTACGGTAACCCCTTACCATGCCGATAGATTTTTTTGGAAATACTTTGATCTAATAGCGGATCAAATTGTCATCATGTCGGCCTCTTTGGGCGATCCAGACTCCATGATTACGGAACTAGGATTGGATCATGCTGACACCGCATACATTGATGTGGATACGCCATTTGCACCTGAAAAGTCTCCGATTCTTCTTATGCCTGAATTCAAAATGGGATATAAAGACTTTGATTCAACCAAACATGCCATGGTTAAGCGTATTGATGAAATATTGAGTAACATGCATGAAAATGAAAAAGGCATTATTCACAGTGGCAACTACAAGACCGCCAAGTATATCACAGAGAACTCAATACATAAAGATCGTTTCCTTTTTAAAGAAAGCGGCGACCGACACATTACTAATGCGCATATCTTTGAATTGCATAGAACCGATCCACGTCCAACGGTTCTTGTGTCGCCATCGATGCATACCGGAGTAGATGCTAAAGGCGATCTGGCCAAATTCCAGATCATTCCTAAATTGCCATTTGCAAATATGACTGATCCACGTGTCAAAGCCAAAATGCGTCGAGACAATTTTTGGTATGCTAATCAAACATGGAATAAAATAATTCAAGCCTGTGGTCGTGCTACTCGTAACGAAGATGATGAATCGGTTACGTACATTTTGGATGCCGCAGTAAACTATCAGTACCAAATGTTCCACACACATTTACCTGTGTGGTTCAAGAAAAGGATTCACCGATTGTGAGCAAGAAATGGGATTTCCGATATTTGCGAATGGCTAAAGAGATAGCTAGCTGGTCTAAAGACCCGTCCACCCAATGTGGGGCTGTTATCGTTGATAAAGACCGGCGACCGGTATCTTGGGGTTATAACGGTTTTCCATCCGGGATAGAAGACACAGAAAGCCGATTACACGATAGACCGGTCAAATACGACCTTACTATTCATTGTGAAATCAATGCCATCTTACAGGCTGATAGAAGCTTGTTGAAAGGGTCAACGCTTTACACATGGCCCTTCATCACATGCCATCGTTGCGCCGTTCACGTGGCATCTGTGGGCATCTGTCGAGTAGTTTCGGTTGATTATGCGCCGGAACGTTGGGAAGAGTCATTTTGTAAAGCGGCTGGAATATTTTCCGTCCATGATCCGGTTATTGAATTGGTTCAATATCCACTAGATCAATTTGAAAATTCTCTTTGACAATAAATTTCCATGGCTTGGGGACTTTCAAAGCAAATCCCCTTTTGCCATTTGTCTTTGGAAATGAATCGACCCGTTGCCTTGCATCTTGGAATATCTCTCTGAATGCTTTTATCTAGAAGGCGCATTTCATCGTTTAATATTTCTTTGGGGAGATTTTCCAGTTTGGCGGTTTCCAAAATCATATAAGCCAACAAACTTTTCATAGGCAAGTCAAGAAATTCTTGTTTGGTAACTCCTGCACGGTCCTCACAAAAATTCGCAAACGTTTCCAATACATCATTCATCGCCATCATGTCATGCGTTGAACTTTGTTCGTACAGTTGAGTAAACACATTACTCGATTGAGTTGCGTATGTTGAAATTGAATTTGCAGTATTACACACAAGATTTGAATCGATTTGATAGGTGCTTTGCGTTGAATCGCTGATAACTATTTCAGCACTCGATAATTCATCGTCATCATAAACACCATCTTGCATGTCCTTTATCCATTGCTCTTCTGGATTCGAACAAGCTATCCCGCTTTTAGTAATCACACACGCCATCAGATATTAAGCCATTTCTCTCGTAGAAAGATGGATGCCGTCATGGTCCGCATGTTGTTATCATCGCTGGTCCATGTGCCTGTTTTTTTAGTTACTGGGGTATCCACAACATTGTTTCGTGAACTCCATCTATCCCCCGTAACCACTCCATTCTCAATAACTCGGCAATGTTCATGTCCGCAATGAGGACAAACAATTATATGCTGTCCATCCAATTTCATGTTCAGTACGGCAATGAAATCTTTATCGCAATCGTGACAATACATTTCCGTTTTGGTTTTATCATCCATTACGGGAAATCCTTGCGAAACCATTTGGAAAATTTGGAGAACATTCCATTGGCTGACTTCTTAACAGTTTCAGCATCAAGCCGTCTCGCTTCCACATCAATTGCATTTGCGACACGCTTTGCCGCTGTGGTTGGGACAATTGAGTGAGTTTTCATCGGACGATCCGAAGCTAAAAGTTCACTCTTTCCCCTTTTAAGAATTTTGTGCCAAGGAAAAGGGGACTTATCGTGCCATTCCCATATAACATTTTCAATTAATGAATCACCAACCGAAAACTTTCTATCGAACTCTGCTCGCAGCATGGATGATTTGTATTCGGAGTTTGTTTCCAAATCAAACATTGAAAAGACTACATCCTTATTAGTAACATCGTATACTAACAAGAGCGAACCATCTTTGTGTTCTGCCCAATTCAATGGAGACAAAACATCGTTGTTTTTTGGATTGGAACCCGGTACATCATTTGTAGACATTGCTGTGTTTCCTGTAATAAACATTCCACTGTTATCGATGTATATTCGTAAAAGATCATTAAACTTTAATTGTTTTTCTCTTGCGTTCAGCATTTTATTATTGTATTCGACGACCTGTTATGATACTATCAATATGGATATCATAAGGGACATTTAAATGCAAGTGCAATTTGTCACGGGAACCATTGCGGGTTCGTTCTTGTTCGGAACACATCACGAAACGTCGGATGTGGATGTTAGGTGTATTCATTTACCCAATCGTCAAGAAATTCTTCTTGGTCGTCGTCCGAAAGAAGCCTCCACCCTTTCTACTCTTACATCACATCACGAAACAATTTACGATGATGCCACGCAAGCAATCTCCGATATGTACGGACACACCGTGTCGGTTGATCGGTCCCAAGATGGAGAAGATATTAAATCCTTCGTTTTACAACGCTTTTTGGAATTGGTGGCAGATGGAGAAATAACGTGTGTTGAACAAGTGTTCACTCCTGCCCAACTGTTTATCAGTCATCTACATAATCCGTTGCTGTGGGACCAGTTACAACAAGATGTGTTTCCACATATTTTGAATAGGAACACCGAACGGTCGGTGGGCTTCTGTAATGGCATCATGGTTAATTTCCGCCACAGGTCCGATAGGTTGGCCTCTGCAATAGAAGTTCAAAAAGCGTTTAAAAGTGTGTTCGGATCGTCTGGACGACATCACAAACTTCAAGATTTCCATGAGCAATTGAACCATTTGTATGAACTTGAATATGTGGAATTTGATGAGACCGATCCAAAAGTACCGTTGATGCGTGTTTGTGACAGGGGTTTCCAATATACCGCCTCAATCTTTGAGGCTCAAAAATCTATTGATAGATTGGTCGATACATATGGAAAACGTGCGCATCGATCACAAAACATGCAAAAGACTGATTGGAAATCTGTCTCACACGCAATGCGCGTTAGCGAACAGATTTTGGAATTACATGAAACGGGTAAGATCACATTCCCGCGTCACAATTCTCAATATCTACAACAAATTCGAGAAGGTCTTCACGACGTTGATTTATTGATGGATGTGATCAACGAGCGTACGGAAACAATCGAAAGCATGAATTCCAGTGTGTTGCCGGAAAAAGCAAACATCGATTTGATGAACGATTATTTAATGGAATTGCATACAAAAATCGTTAATGGGAACGATTAGTTTTCTGTTTTGTCATGTCGGATACGAACCAGTCTGGCAAACCTGAACGAATAATGATCGTGGCCTTCGCCTTTGGTTAGCGAATCGGCCATGATTTCAGCATACGCTCCATCGATCAGTTCGGGTGTGTCTCGTATTTGGTCTCGTAATTCGTCAGAGATGCCACCAGACACGTTCCCATGGATGAATACGGGTTCTGGCGCATCCATTTTGCCTTGCTTAATCTTGGCGGCTTGAGCATCCGTGATGTTCGGTGCGGCATAACCCTCACAAACAATCGATCCCACAGTGTTTTCAAACTTCTTTCCGGCCTCTCCCGGCAACCATCCAACTATCGGAAGGTCATAAGTTTCGGTAGGCTTCATTTTGAGCCATGTTTTGTCTTTCTTGAAATTGTAAGGCAGCGTGGAGTCCTTGATCATGATCCCTTCGAAACCGGCAGCAAGTTGAGCTTCAAACAATCCCATTATCGATTCGTCATCCGTTTGCGCATTGATTCCTTTTTCACAATACGACAGGTCAAGTGGCAAGTCGGGATTACGCGATTTCAAGAACGCAACGAACTCCTCCAACACCGCTCTGCGGAAAGACAGGGGGGCCGTTGTTGTTTGGTCCCAATACTCATTCAACGGAAGAATATCAAAAGCTAATGCGAGACCGTCAAAGCACACATCATTTTTTCTACGTAACTGTTTGGAAAGGGCTTGGAAATCAGCACTCACAACTTCTGTATCTAACATGATCCCTTCTTGAGGGAAGTTGGGGTAATTTCGAATATCTTCCAACGCGTCCGCAATTGTGCTAAAGTTATGATATTCCTTACCATTTCGGGAATAACATCTAATATCACCAGTATGTGGAATTATCCAAATTGCTCGTACTCCATCATATTTTGCTTCAATAAAACAATCAGTTGGGAGTTTGTGCACTTGCTGGGTATTTATATTAAGAGAAAGTTGGCATCCAAACGTCTTGATACGCCATTGTGTGGGTGCGGCAGCGTTTATGGTGTTTATTGCGGTACCACACCGCAAATCTTTTGAAAGAATTCGTTTATACCAATAATCCCATTGCTCTTCCGTGCAACTTTCAGCAAATTGTTTAATGGTATCCAGTGCCAGATTTCCGGTAATCTTCCGGTTAGCTAGCGCTTCCGCCAATTTTTTGAAGGTTTCGAATTTCACCCCCGGACCATGTGTTTCTGGTTGAGGAAATTTTTTCACATGAAATACTGTTAACGGATCGAGAGCGAGTTGCGCGCCTTCCCAAAAGTCGTTTCCGTCTTCTAATGATTTTAATAGGTCAAGCTTTTCGTTCTTTTTAGAAGTTTGTTCTAGAGCGAATACCACATTCCACGGTTTCATGAATTATCCTTATCACTGATTTGTATTCATCATAGAACATTTTACAAGTGTTTTGCGCTTTTCATAGAACATTTCTTTAGCAATATGATGATCGATCCCGCGTTCTGTTTGTTCTTGTATATACTTTTCTCGAACCAGATCATACCATGCTTGATGGGTTAGCCATTCCATAGCAGGCCACTTTAAAACGCGTTCCAAGGCAAGCGCGGTATACGCTGTAATGCCCCGTTCGTCTTTCAAAATACCATATACAACCGCCTTGTTCAGATTTGTTTCATCCACTAGACGTTTGATTGATATATTTTGCTCTCTCAACTTCTCGTTTAAGAGTTGACCAACTGTAACTGCGTTTTTCATATTACTATTGATGACATACACCAAGTTACTACTAAGAACGGAAATATATCATATAGTTGATTACCAGTCAAATACTTCTTCTGCTGTATTTTTAGACGGCTCCAAATCCCATTCCGGGAACATGCCTAAAACGTTTTGTACTTTTTGCCGTACTAGCTTGTTATAGGCTCTATCCATGTCAACCGGCAAGTCTTTAACCCAATCACTATGGAATGTGGCATCGACCGATATAGCAACGGTTTTGAACCCCATTGGATTTCTGGTGTTGTTATTAATATCTATGTAGAAGGTTTCGGCCTTATCGCCATCCATTATTGGAGGCATTTCGTAATCCATGTGATATTCCAAATAGTTGTTAAAGTTCATTGCCGCTTGTACCGCCCAAAAAATTCTAGGTGGTGCTGGGAGCAATCCTCTTTCATATAACTCCAACTCATTTATCATTTTTTTCAAATTTGAAATCCTGCAAGGGCTTCCGCATGTCCATGGATCACGATTGTAGAATTTCTCTCTAAATTCGGATACGTAATCTCGTACTTCTTTTTCACCCTTATTATCCATCAAAACCATCCTCACACATTCGTGTAGAAAGTCCTGAATCCATTTTGGTGTGTCCGAACGTTGGGTTTCCATACCCATGATTTTAAGTTTGTCGCAACGTTTCCCCTCTTCATCCACAACATAAAGAGCATATCCCTTTTTCTTGTGGTGCTTGAATATACCGCGTCTTGCTACAACTTCTCGACCAGCCTTGATAATTTTCCCTAAATGTGGCGGAACGAAAAACATTTCTTTCATTTTATGAGGGAAGCTATCGTTTATTGCTTCACCTATTTCGTCTGCCAGTTCTACAATATCATCTAATTTCATATTTGAAGTCACGTGATCGGCGAGAGTCGTGTACACTGAATCCGTGTCACCATATATGATTGAAGGACCAGAGTAGTAATCACCAGATATGATGAAGTTGGATTCGTTGATCATATGTTTCGTGACCACTCTACCAGACAAGGTGGTAGATTGTCCAAATCGAATGTCAAAGAATCTAAAGTAGCGGTTTAGCAATGCGCCATATGCCGAATTCAAGAAAATCTTGCGCACCATCTGAATATTGTCCCAATATTCCGCTCCCTGTTTATCTCCTGCTCGGTCACATTCTTTTGATTTCTTTTTGAATTCAACCCGTTCGTTATACCATTTTTCCAAGCAATATGCCAAAATGCCTTGTCGTTCCGTAGAAAAAACAGTTCCGTTCGCTGTAATGCAACAATCGTTTTCTTCTAACCATTCTTTCCACTTGTCGCATGTTTGAGTGATCGATTCGCCGTTTTCATAATTAAAGGTGCGTTCGACATCAGACTTGCCTTCTTGGATATCATGATATTCAGTAACACCCGTGAAATGGTGCCATGCAGCAGTCGTATCTTTTTCTTGACCAGTATTAACGTACCATGCAATTTTATCCATCGTCTCCGAAATATCGAACTGTCCCACCAAACATTCCGGAGAAATGTTCAACATACGAATAATAGATGGATATAACGAGTTGATATCGAAGCTAGTTACCCATTCATACATTCCGCCTTCTGGAACTTTCACATATGCTCCGGCGACCTTTTCACCCTTTTCATTTTCCTTTTTATCTGGCGCTACTCTATTCCACTCGTGCAATTCACAAAGTACTGCTTGTTCAATGATCGTCACAGAGCCCAATGTATCATTTAGACGCACACATGCCATGTGAGCCATCTCATTAGCCAGTGTGATGAATTTCAAAACATCATCTAATTTTGATAAACCAACCGTATCCTGTCGGTTGTATTCTATGAACAGTCTGAAATCGTTATTCCATAGGTCGGATAAACTGCCTTCATATTCAACTTTAGTTTCGCCCAACTCTCTTTCTAGTACAAAACCCAATCGATAACTATGAAGCTCTTCAAATGTAAATTTCTTATACAACCCGAGATAGTCTAAATGTACTTTACCTTTCAAAGGGAAAATATATTCGATAGACCCGTAATGTTCTTTTTCTACTGGTTTGGGATATTCACCAAACAAGCAAAGCCGGGATAGCCATGCTTTTGACACATCGCTTGGATCGTAAATTGAAAGATCGCTTACATCTTCTAAATCTTCTCCACCCAAAGTGATACGAATCCGCTGAATGATCATCGGGATATCGTACCATTCGGAGTTCCATCCAGTGATTACGTCTGCATCACTTAGTATTTCGATAGTTAGTTCTAATAATTCCCGTTCTGTTTCAACAACTAGTGTGTCTGGTATATCAGCAACAAGCTTTTCCGCTTCTTCCATTGATAGGGTTGGTGGACAAACACCAATAGTAATAGCATCCCCAATCCATTTTCTGGAAATGGTGATGGCGTTGATAATGGAATATGGGCTGTCGGGTCTTGAATACCCTTTTTTCTTGTCCCTGTCCGATTCAATATCGAGTACGGCTATTCGTAAGTCTGGGACTTCCGATTTTTTAAATTTGTCTTCTAAAAATCTATATTCGGCACGGACATCTGATTCATAAGTAACCAGACCCATTTCCCTAGCCGATTCAACTTTCTCCCGATGATCGCGAATAGTTTTACTATCAATGCGTTGAACCCTATCCCCGAACATGGACCGATATGGACCAGACTCGTCCTCGACATAGAAGTAATAGGGGGCAGGATAACGGGTTTCATGTCTCTCACCGTTTTTATCACGATGAGAGACACAAATCGTATCACCACGCCGGAAGGCGTCAATGTAACTCACGGTGGATTATTTCCCGGATTTGCTAACCGTTGGGAGAGCTTCCAAAGTCTCCATCACATCTAAGAGTGGAACGGGTTCTGCTCCTGCAATTACGAATTCGTATTCGCCTTTGGCCATACCATTATTGACGATATAATCAGTCAAGGCTTTACGAACGTCTGCCTTATTCAAGGTACATTTGATTTCCATGTGCTTTGCTCCTAAGCTGCAAGTTTGAGTTTTTTATTGGGTTGTTTGGTTGCCTTGTTCCGAGAAGTCAATTTACCAGCTTTGTATTTGCTACCACGCATGGTTAATATCATTCGTTTCCCTGTGCCCATAATAAGAATATGAGACCGTGACCAACTTGATAGACCCGCTCTATTATAGGACATTATCAAGTTGGCTGTAACACCCGATTGACACACACCCTCTTTAATTCCTGCTGAATGTGAATGGCCGATATTAAGTTTGACCCCACTATTCGAGAAAGAAGTTATCGAACCCCGTCCACCGTTGGCCCCCTTGTCCCCATGAAGGCCGCATTCAATATCCATAATCCGGAAAGGATCGCCTTCTTTAAGGAAAAGGGATTCTGGACAAGTGTTGAAATACTTTTTGATGATGTATTCCAAAATATGGAAATCATCATAGTTTGGGAACTCTGGATCGAGTCCAGCTATAACTTCTTCTATTTTGTTCCATAGATGAACATATATTCTACTATTGACCAAATCCGACTTATGACGATGCTCGTTTAACCATTTAATCAAATGATTATTATGGTTTGACTCAACGACTACATCTGTCTTCCATGGACGAGCCGCAAATTCCATGAATTCTGCGACCTCTTTAAGTTCGGCTTCTACGTCATGCCTGCCAGCCGCTTTCAATCGTAATTGGGTAATGTAATCTTTGCTGTTGTGATGGTTTTGTGATTCAAAATCCAAGAGATCGTGGTACAAATCATACGACGGTCTCAACGCGTCTACTAAACCACCATCACCCCATACCGCTTCTTTAATATGTTTTTCAAGCTGCCTAACGTGTATGTCTCCGGCCTGAAATCCGACTACCGATCCTTCGGAAAGTACCCCATTCTCGACACGGATAGCAGGATGGTTTCCAAACGGATCAATATCTTCAAACGTTCCGTCTTCTGTCATCCACAATTGACGCACAAACCAATCGCCTTCGGAATCGACTTCAACAATTAAAGCACCAAAAGAATGATGCCATTCTCCTACTGCACCTGTTTTTGTTTCTGTATAATTCTTTTGACATATTGAACCAGTTGAATACAAATGCTTTGCAGGCATATCACTTGTATTTGCAACAGCCTGCATTTCTATTTTCGAATGTGGAACAATACAGGACATTGGTCCGCGATAGTTCTTCAATCGAGAAAAAGGATTGCTAGCAGTGGGTAACATTTGCATATGGCCACACCACATCAAATCTGGTGCAAGCTGAACGGGATGGTCTTTGAAATATGGAATTAAGGTTTCATCATAGTAGTCTTCATTCTTGGTAAGACTACGTTTCTTGCTTCCACGCTTTTCAGAACCATCTCTGTTTCGGTATTGTGATATATTGTAGAAAATGGTTCCAACGAAAAGCTCTGCATTAACATATTTCGCATAAGCTTTTAGATTTTCCAACCCTTGATAATGTGGAGCAGTATTGTTTTGTCCACATGTCAAGATGTATCGTTTAACTCCTGATTTGGGAGGATTTCGGATTTCAACCGGACGACCCTGAATAGACCCTTTGATAATGGGTTTTTCATCTTCGTAATCGTCGGGGGTAATAGTTTCTGCGGTGTCCACGCCCAGATTTCGTAAAGTCCTTTGAATATGACGCTCGTTCTTTTCAAGAAACTTGGAAGTAGCCTTCACCGATTTATCTAATTGATTATAAACAGCTAATATCTCTTTTTGTTTTTCGGTAACACCGCCGTCTCTGAATTCTGACAAATTTTCGGCCATTTTCAAATTAGGAACATTTCTTGGATCATCATAACCCGCATTTACCATATGCCGTCGAATGGATTGCCGACTGATGCCAACTATTCGAGCGGCTTTAGAAATATTACCACCAGCTTCAACAAGTGCATCTAACGCTTCTTGTTGCCTTTTGGTTATCTGTTTTTGAGACATTATTCGTTATCCTCTGGATCAACTGATGCTTTATCCATTTGCTCCAAAAGATTTTCTATGATTTGGTTTTCGTAAGCGAAGTCTTGATCTTTTTTGTCGGCGCGAATTCTTGCTACCTTTTTCACAACACGTTTGATTTCGGCTGCGGACGTTTTGTTAGCACCTAGATTGGCAACTAGATCATCAAGGGTTTCTTTAATGGAATCGCGCACTTCTTTGGATTCGTCGTTATACCCAGCAACGGTATGGATAGCATGAACGATTTTGGACATATCTTCGCCGTCTAGCGAAAACAGATCGATTGGATTTCCTGACATGAATTAACTCCTGTGTTTTAATTACGGCGCGCTTAGTTTTGTGCGCGAATGTCCTATCATAATAGTACAATCCAAAACGGATCGGAGTACAAATTGAAAGAATTGCTGCAAGACGCGCTCAAACACATAACGATGTTTGACACAATTGAATATATTACGTTGGCAAAAGAAGACACCGCGCTTGTTGCCACCGGCATCGACGTTACTAAGAGTGTCATGGTGAGAGTGGTATATGACGATACTGTTGCCGGTGTGGAAAATTTTGATCGCTTTATGTGCTTGGGGCAATTGAAATTTTTAAAACGCGTCATTGAAATGGATCAAGTCAAAGACACTGGCACGGTCGAATTGATCGATGGGGCAAGTTTCGAAGGTGATGAAATTTATAAGGGACTGCTTTTTAAAGGGAAAAGAGTGAAGATCGGATATCAAGCTGTTGACCCTAAAGCCGTAAAAGGGCGAAATGGTAGAAAGTATCCTCAAATGGTAGACGTACCCGCATCATTGTCGATCCCCATTTCACCAGAAGCTGCTTCTGAATTTAAACAAATGTCTACTTTACAAAAGATGATGGTAACTAAAGATGCGACTATTTTTACTACTCATACAGTAGACAACAACTTAGTACTACGTTTCCCATACAATGACAACCAAATCGAAATGATAATGTATGAGAACATTGATGGTTTCATTGATGATGGATTGATATTTGAAAGCAGCATTGCAGAAAAAGCTATGAACATGGCTACTAAAAGCAAATCAAGCATGCTGAATATTGGAGGCGTTTTTATGGACATACATGCTGAAACGGATATTGGCAAGTATCACATAAGAATTCCTAAAAACAGTTTGGTAAAGAGGTTCTAATGAAAGACAAGTCACGGATACCAAGAGTTCAACGTCTGAAAAAACTCTTATTCAATATCATAGGTAGACCTTATTTCTATGTTGATATGCGGTTCGATTCGAAAACCAATATGATGATGACGGAGTTCGATTATAATAGTCCGATGTTAAATCGCCTCATTGATGCGGGTTATCAAGATGACGGTGATGAACCGGATCGAATAGTTCGCAGATACATACAAACCGTCATGACACAAACCGATCTGGAAGAAGATGACGACTTGTTTGAAGATGAAGAAAGCTATGATGAAGACGACGAGCCACCAAAATACGTTTATGAGAGGTACAAATGAAACACGCATTAATTGATATTTCTAATATGGTTCACAGAGCCCGCCATGCCATACCCAAAACTACAGAACCGCGCCACGTGGTTGGTCTATGTTTGGCAACAACTTTTATGTCTATGCGCAAATCGTTTCGCAATTTTCGAACAGACAATTTAGTTGTTGCATTCGACTATGGTTCATGGCGACATCAAATTTACGATCAGTATAAAGCCCATCGTAAAGAGAAAGATACGCCATATGACCTTGAAGTAAAGGAAAACATAGAAATTGCTTTAAAAGAGTTGTATACATTTTTGAACGAACAAACAAATGTGATTTCTCTTCAAAGAAAAAATGTAGAAGCAGACGATTTTATTGCTAGATGGATAGAATTGAATCCAGATGATGAGCATCTCATTGTATCAACGGATGGCGACTTTAGACAACTCGTATCGGATAAGGTCAAAATATATAATGGTGTGATGGATGAAATAATCAGCTTGGATGGTATCTATTACAAGGATAGCTTGGCATCTTCCAAAAAGATCAAAGTTGTTGAAATGTATGGTGAAACATGGAAACAAAAGCACCCACGTAAGAACAAAGTCTTACAAGATGAGCCGTTCAAAGTCGAACCCGAGTGGGACCTGTTTCTAAAGATTATGAAAGGCGATACGTCAGACAATATTCCGGCAGCACATGTTCCGCGTGTACGGACTACCAAATTGCGTGAAGCGTTTGAAAAACCGGGAGAAGCGGCTTGGAAAGAAGTAATGCACGGTGTTCGTGAGCAAGTTCCTGATCCAGAAACCGGAGAAACACGGGATATTCTGGTAGAGGACAGGTTTAAATTCAACAAAGCGCTTATTGACATGCGTGAAATTCCGGATGACATTAAGAATGCAATGGATGAAACGATTGTAGAGCAAATCGAAAAACCGGAACTCCATAGTGTCGGACACGCGTTCATACAATTTTGCACCAAGTATCAAATGGTGAACATTGCCAAAGAAGCCAATACATTTGGAAAATTCTTGACTAGAAAGTACAAATGATGCCCTACAAAACAATGTATTTTGTTCCTTATGGAGAGAACACTACCATAAAAGATATAGGGGTATTAAAGCTGTCCACCATCATTTATTATTTGAGAAGTTGCTCGGCGCACGCACCATTTCAAATAATGGAAAACGGGGTTATTTTGTCTGATTCAGGCGTGGCGGAATTTTTATCTGCCCACATAGAGAACCCTGTTGATGAGTTGGAAAATAATACATTATTTCCTACACTTGATGATTTTGTCAAATTGCCACCATACAAACAATGCGTGTCGGCTGTCTATAAAACACCAACGCGCGAAAGTTCGTACATGTTCACCGTTAATACCTTTGTAGATGAAGAATATACAACTTGGGAATATCTACAAACACTTATGAAGGGAGAATATTGGTTAGTAGTAACACCGTGGGAATTTTCAAGTTCAGTAAAGCGATTCCGTTTTGACAAAATATGGTTAGAAAACGCAGAAGACCTTATTGTACTCGAAACTTTGTTTAATAACGAAAGAGAAACCATTTTTAGTATTAGTGATGGTGATGCTGTTTATGGCCTCGCTGAACAAAATATGTTAAACTCGAATAATAGCGGCTCTATAGTTCTAGATAGTACTTCAATTGTATCTGGTGTCACACCATCTACAAGATTTGGTGATGGGGGTCTCGAAATTGATGAAAATGGTAAATTAATCCTTGACTTAGATAAAATAGATGTTAAAAAGGGTGGAAAGGTTTTGAAAAATTGGTTGGGTGAGAGCAAATGAATACGTTGTACATGTTGATAGGTCTTCCGGGAAGCGGTAAGTCGCATTTCCGCAACCAGTTTTTGCAAGATAATCCGGACGTGTTTGTCTATTCCACTGATGATTACCTTCTTGAGATCGCTTCGTCCAAGAATATTTCTTATAACGACGCCCTTTCAAAACATTATAAAACGGCGCTCAAGCGAGCAAATCAGGATTTGATAAAGGCCATCGAAGAGGGCCGGGATGTTCTTTGGGATCAAATGAATATTCACAGATCGTCAAGAATTCGCAAGACCAACCGTTTTCCAGAAGCTTATAAAAAGATCGCAATTGTCATCTCATGTGATATTGATGAAATTGTAGAACGTTGCGCGAAACGGGAAAATCAAGTTATTTCGGAAAAAGTTATCCGGGACTTGCATTCCCAATACACATATCCTACCGATGATCCCATCAAATGGGACGAGATCAAACAAATTTGGACTACGGGTCTTTGGGATCGTGGTACTGAACAAACGGAAAACGATTAGTCAAAGCTTTTCCAGCGGACCAATAAAACCATGCATAATTATGGCGCGGCGATGCGTCCCCTTCCTGTTTTTCAAACCATCTCGGCCTCTTTAAAAGAGTTATGCGTCCGGCATAATATGGACAGTCTTTAAAAAGATCACTTCGTCCTGCTGCACAATCCCATTCGTTGCGCATAAGCATTGCTACCGACGATACTTCGTTTCGATCAATCATGTTTACCGCATGTCTTACGAACGCTTCGGCCTCTTTTTTGGTATATGGCGGATTGGTTACAATATGATCACCGCGAGCTTTTGTAGTATCCAAAAAATTCTCTTCGGCGACCATTTTAGAATATCCCCAATTTTTGATATCAGTAGATACTACCTCATATCCACGCTCTTCAAAAACCTCTGACATATGGCCAGCACCACAGGCCGGTTCCCAGATTGTTTCATGTGTTGGATATTTTTGCGGTAACGTTTTCAATAATGCTTCCGTACACCATTTTTCAATAGTGAAATAAGCATCATTTTCTATTCGGGTATACCCCGAAGACACCATTGCTTTATCTTTCATGTGTGTAGTTATAACTTGACTTTTGAGAATTGTATTATATTCTCCAATTAAATATTGGAGACTGTCATGCCTTGTCGTAGTGAGTACATGCAACCGAACGAAAAAGAAATGGTAAGTCGGGAAACGGCGAAACTGTTAGTTTATGCGAGTGAACGGGCTGGTGACGAATATGCAATCGAAACATATTTACCAAGAGGCACGAAGGCCGCTGCAAAAAACCAGTACGGGAACATTAAGCTGATCGATGCCCTTGTTTTCACTCTTTGCGGACTATGCAGACGCCTTGAAGATCACAAGAATGCTGCCGACGATATAATTTATGATGGACGCAACCCGAAGGCTCGTCAATTGGCGGACTGGTGGCAAAAACATCAAAAATTCGACGTTATTCGTCAATCAAACTGTGTCTTTGCATTTAACCATAATGACCCCGCTCATGTTGCCGGGGCACAAATAGGACTTCGGGAAGTATCTATTGGATATTTTTCAAAATATCTGAATAAAGAAGTGGCAGGTTATGTATGGGTGGAACCGCCAACCGATGAGGATTTCAAATTGCTAGTAGCTAAAGGCGAATGTATCAATGAGCGTTCCGCCATAGAAAATAATTGTCGTGTGTTTGTTATAGAATCCGATCTCAAGCCTGCTAACTGGTCGGTGTTCATCAAATGAGCACCGTTCAAGAAGACCAGTTTGGTATCTATGTGCAATTTGATGGGGACATTTACCGGCCTGTGTTTCCACGCGGCTCTGATTATCCCCAATACCGCCAATCTGTAAGTCTCGAAACGTCTTTAATTTATGTTGGAGACAGGGTTCGTATTAAGGTTACAGGACCAAACGTGGCCAATTTGAAAACATCTGACAACTCTCATGATGAGACTTGGTACAATCATGGAAACTGTCCTACAGCAAACGTGGCCAACGCCTCAATGAATTGCTGGTTGCCCGCCACAAACCAGTCACAGGTTTGGAGATAGTGATGTCCGCCGAACCGCAAACTGTTCATTTCTCTGTTGATGGATCGTTTCTTGTAGAATTGGCCAGAGAACATGTGATGAGTAGTCAATTCCGTAAAGGCATCGACATCTTGCTCGATTCATTAGATGGAATGACCTATGATTATGCCATCCAAATCTTGAAGGGCGAAAAAACGCTTGTTGGACGTGATAGTGACATTAAGCTTATTGATGACGATATTACTGACACTCCATATAAAAAACAGTTGAACTATCTATATGATAGTGTGTTGGATATTAAAGGCAAATTATACACACCCTACACTTATATTGATTCTTATGGCTCTGATGACTTGGAGTTTGCTTGTGATGGCGATTCGGGACTGGTCCGAGTAATGGATAAGGCCGAATTCAATCGCCGCCGCTCGCTTTATTACGCCGATAATCCAAACGATCTTGTATTAACGGTTTTTGTGGATGAACTGAATCGGGATATGGATATATTGTTCAAGCGATTTCACGATTATCCAATTTGGATGACCGCTTCTAAAGAAGTTTCTGAAATTGTTAACAAATCTTTTGAGAAATTGGAAAAGCGCGGTTACGTTAAAACATCATCAAAGTCGCGGGACGATGGTAACGCGTTTCTTTCTAAACTTGAAAATATGGTTTCCGTTCCGGAAACAGACGATTTGGATAATCCAAAAAATTTGGAAAACCGCCGTCTTCAAATTCTTCAACAAAATGAGGAATTGTATGATGGTGAAATGGTTGAATTCGATTTTAAAGGAACCGTGGGAGTCAAACAGGTTCCTATTGGTCCTCTTAATGCATGGGCCGTGCGTAATACTCCCGAACGCCAAACCGTCAAATGGCAAACGATTTCACCGATGGGTATCAAAATGTTGGTGGACGATCCTGCCCATACAGATTGGATGATTGGTGCGGGGATTGATCTTGATGCTTATTTTGACGATCAAGAATTTCGTGAGCGTCAATATGATCTTTTTTCTGATATGCAAAAACGATTCACCATGCTCAAAGGTGCCGTCTTGTTATCCGGGAAGCTGGCTATAGGAAATGTTGTTCATGCAAAGCCGGGACAACTACTCACAGACAATCAGATC